TCGGATCAGCCAGGAGGATCGCGCGGACCGTCTGGATGCTCACGGCACTGCCGTCCGATCCTCGAGGACGGTGAGCTCGAGCTCGTGATGCTTCTGATTGATATCGTTGACCGCGGTGATGTTGAAGAACTTCTGCGGCTCGCGATCGGTCTGCTCGCCGCGGATGCGCATGCCAGGCAGGATCCCGTCCTGCCAGCGCATCGTCACGGTCGAGATCGCCACCGCGCGCACGTTGCCGGCGGAATCCAGTTCGCGAGCGCTCGAGATCTGGAATTCGTAGCGGATCTTACAGACGTCGACCCAGGACGGCGGCAGTCCGCCGAAGTTGTCGCGCGTCTGCGAGCGCTGCTGCAGCCAGCCGACTTTTCGCAGCGTGCCGGCGCGCATCAGTTGAGCTCGATGACGTAGCCGTCCATGAGGTGATCGACGTAAGGCAGCTCGCTCACCGTGACGCGAGTCCCGACGACGCACCGCTCGCGGTTTTCGTAGATCGTCGCCACGTTCATCGCGATCCATTGCTTGATCGGCGTCGGAACCGAGGTGTCATCGAGGCCGTAGCCGGCCTCGTACTCGACGACCACGGAGCCGATCTGCGGCAGGTTGATCGGCCAGATCTGCCCGAAGGGCGGCGTGATCCGCAGCAGATCGTCGACCCGTACCGTGCCGCCGTAGGTGAGATCGACGAAGTTGAAGGTGCCCCCGGTCGGCAGGCCGGTGCCCGGCACCCAGGGCAGCACGGTGCCGGTCGTCCCGTCGAGCGCGATGTAGGTCATCGAGGTGATCGACTGGATCGGCGGCTTCTCGAGGATGATCGCGTGCCCTGGCAGCGACCAGGGCACGCCATAGGGCACGCCCATCAGCGAGGGACCGGGAAAGGCGTCGAGCGTCAGCGCCCATTCCTGCAGCACCAGCGAACGCCGCAGGTAAATCTCCGCCAGGTCGACCGCCGCCGGGATCAGCAGGTTACTGATGTAGTCATCGTCGGCGCCGGTGTCAATGCGTGTGTGCGCCTTGACATAGGCCGCGGTGACGGCCGGCTTCGCCGGCGGCGTGAGTCGCTGGAGCGGCACGGGCGGGCGCTATCCGGCGCCTACCTGGAGCGCTCAGCCGCAGCGCGATCCGCCTTGGCCTCCGCCCTCGCATCAGATCGATCCTGCGCAGCCTGCGCTTTGTCGTTTGCCTTATCGGCGTCGGAGCGAATCGCGTGGCTCGGTTCTTTCTTCGCGGCAGCCGCCTTCGCGGCCGCTTCGTGTTCCTCGGTAGCGATGATCGCGTCGAGCTCTTTTTGCGCCGCGGCAACACGAGCCTTCCGCGCCTCCTCTTCGCCCACGATCGCCAGCAATTCGGCTTTCCGCTCTGCGCGCGTGCGCGGATGACCCGGCTCGCTCACGAGCGCACTGTCGCCCTCGACCTCTTCGGCATGGCCGGCGGCCACGGCGACAGTCGTCTCGTCGTTCGGCTCGTAGTGCTGGCCGGCGCGGTACTTGACCTGGCCGCTGTGGAAATAGTCGTTCGTGAACTTGTGCAGTTTCATAGCGATTGGCTCCGAAAAGTGAAAAGAAAGGGCGGCCGACAGCCTGCCGCCCTCGTATGCGAGCTGAACTAACCCGTCAGCTTCAGACCTGCTGCAGCACCGCCGCGGAGTTGAGCGAGGCGCCGGCCGCGTTCACGGCCTCGTACCGGCCGCTGCCGCGCAGCTCGGCGCTGAGCAGACAGGCCGCCGTCGCCACCACGATCGAGAGCTGCACGTAGTCGAACCCGTTATTGGTGTCCAGGTCCTGGCAGCGGAAATCGATCGTGCTGATCGTGCCGCTGTTGTTTGTCGGGGTCTGCGTGAGCTGCGTGATCGCTTTGCCGGTCACCGCCTTCGCGCCGGCGCCGGCGTTCGAAGTGGCCTGCATGACCTGCATGGTGATCGTCGCGCCCGCGCCCATGACGCCGACCTGGATCTCGCCCTGCAGCTGATCGGCCAGGTTGCCGACATAGATCCAGTTCGGCGTTGTGACCGTGCCCGCCGCCTGCGATACCGGAGCGAGATAGTCCAGAAGCGCCAGCAGCTCGTTGAGCTTTGCATTTGCCGGAAACATGTGTGATCTCCTAAAAAGTGTTGAGGGCCTGTCGCGATCAGCGGGCCTGCAGCTGCAGGAACGGCGAGAGCTTGTTCGCGCCCTTCGCCGGCGAGATCTGCTTCGAGATCTTCGGCTGCCCGTCGATCCGGAAGAGCATCCGGAATGCCGTTGCATCCGCATCGAAGTACAGATGCATCGAGGTCGCCGTCTCGATCCCGCCGCCCGCCTTGGTGATGATTTGGTAATACGACAGGTCGGCCAGCATCACGTCGCCGAGCGATGAGAACGTGTTGGCATGCTGCGAGACGTACAGGTCCATCGCATAGATGCGACCGTCGGGCGCTGCGAGAAAGTCCTCCTCGTCGTCCGGGTTCGTGCCGGGCGGATTCTGAATCGCCGCCTGGCCGCCGCCGAAGGGGATATACAGCGGATAGCCCGCCGAATTCTTCAGCGTGAACAGTGCCGGCTCGACGTCATTGTTGATCAGCCATACCCGGCTGCCGCGCGAACCGGGCGGGAGACGCGCCTTCATGTTGGCCAGGTTCGTGTCACTCAGGGTGAGCGTCGACTGCCCGGAATCCTTCGACACGGTGAGCGCAGCAGCGCCGCTCATGCACCCGAGCGGCTGGCCGTTGCCGTTGCCGAAGAGGATCGCCTCGTTCGTCTTCCAGCGAATCGAGTCGCCCGCCTTTTTCGGGATGTAGGCGTTCAGCGCGTTCGTATCCTCGAGCAGCTCGTCGGTGACCGGGACCAACGCCATGAGCTTGTGCAGGCGCAGCGTGCGCGTGCCGAGCGATGGCTTCGTCTGCGTGCCCGCGCCGGCTTCGACCTGCCAGTACGCACGAATGCCGTCCGTTCCCCAGGGCGTGGTCTCGTCCTTCGGGAAGGTCATCGAGTTGCCCTGCACCGGGACGTCATCGCAGTACGGAACGAGCGAGTCCTCCTCGAGCGAGAGCAGCCAGATCTCGCGCGAGAATTCCGGGGGGACTGCGAAACCGCCGTCGGCACCGGCACCTTCGTTGCCGAACGTGGTCGGCGCCGCGGCGATGATGCGCAGTCGCTCATCGGTCGAGGCGCCGTGCTGCGTCGACTGCCGGACTTTTGCCGCGTATTCACCGAAATGTGCGAAGCCGCGCTTGGGATCCTCGAGGAGCACAGGCGCACCGCCCTCGATCCTTGCCGAGCCAGGCACCTCGAGGGCGCGGCCGGCGCGATCCAACGCCTGGGACTCGCGCTCGACGAGCTCCTCGCGCTCGATGGCGGCGTTGATCACGACGAGCGCCGCCTTATCGGCGTCGAAGGCCTTCGTCTCATCGGCCGTCGGCTCGCGATTCTGCTCGGCGAGCAGCGCGTTCAGCGTTTGCATGCGCGTGAGGGCTTCGCCCTTGCGCACCTTCAGTGTACGGATGGTCTTGTTCACGGAACTTCCTCCGAAAAAAATGGTGACATGGTTGCGACACGATCTCGGCCGATGGGCCGGAGATCCGAGCGCCGACGGGCGCCCAGGTGGGCTCGTGTCAGCCCAACGATGCGATATCGGTCTCGCGCTGCATGGCCGCGCGGGCGGAAGCGCGCTTCGAGCGCTCGCCCATCTTCGAAATGACCTGGCCGAGCGTCGCGATCCCGTCGATCATGTTCTCTGCCTTCGCTTGCTCGGCCTGGAGCACCCGCCCCTGGCCCATACCCTCGCGCACGTTCTTCAGCGGCGAACCGCGGCCGCGCGCGACCGCGCGCACGAAGGCGTCGTAATACTGGTCGACGCTCGCCTGGACATGCGCGCGGGCCTCATCCGTCAGTGGACCGTAGGGATTACCCTCGGTCTTGAATTTGCCGGCCGAGATCAGCTCGATCGCGACGCCGCGCTGCTTGAGGAGCTCGGCGAAGTTCGTATGCAGGGTATAGACGCCGATCGAGCCGACCTCGCCGCCAGCGGTGCAATACACCGAGTCCGCCTGGCTGGCCGCCCAGAAGGCGGCGGACGCCATCAGCGAATTGCAGACGGCGGCGATCGGCTTCGAATCGCGCGCGGCAAAAATGGCGTCGGCGAGCTCCGCCACGCCGTAAACCGACCCTCCAGGACTGTCGACGTCCAGCACGATCGCGCCGATCGTCGGATCCGCGGCCGCGAGGCGCACCGACTGCGAGAGCCAGGCCATAGACGTCAGCGGCTCGCTGGTGTCCATGTCTATGCCGCCCCGCTGCGTGAGTACGCCGTACACGCCGATCACCGCGACGACCGTGCCGCCCGCAGCGGAATTGCTGACTTTCGCGTAGGGCTCAGGCGGGAGCCGGTCGTCGTAGTCGTCCATGGCCGCCGGAGTCAGCGGCGGGTGCGCGCGGAGAAACTCTGCGCGCCGACTATGGATCCGCGCACGATCGACTTCGCTGATCGGGTCGCCACACGCGATGCGCGTGAGCACGCTTGCGACCAGCGGCAGATAGGACTCAGCGATCGCCCAGGGATGCCGGGTGAGCTCCGCGATCAAAGGGTGTCGTTTCATGCTTGCCCCAATGCGAGCGCGGTGAGTCGCACTCGCGTCTGCTGTTCGAACTTCTCTCGATTGACCGGGCCGGCCGTCAGCGCTCTGATCTGCTCGCGGCAGTAGCGGCGCGCATCGGCTTCCGAGACACCAAGCGCGTCAGACACGAATTGCGCATGCCTCTCGTACGCGGCCTCGACCTGGTGCGGGAACGGTTCGCAATCCGAGAGCGCGGCCAGCTCTTTGCGGGCGATGCGCGCCGCGGCCGCGGCCGCGAGCGCCTGGGCGCGCGTGGCAGCTGGCTTGTCGTCCTGGTCCGGCTCGCCGTCGGCGCCGTTTCCCGGCGGCTTCGGTGGTGCTGAACCGCCGCCAGGCGTAAGACCGTTCGCCGCGAACTTGGCGGCATCGTCCGGATCGAGCGGCGAGAGGTTGACCGGACGGAAGCGCATGTCGCCTCCCTTGACCGGGTTATCGCCCTCCTTCTGGCGAATATCGTTCGTCGACAGCGCGCCGACGCCGAACATCTTCGTATAGAAGTCCGCGCGGGTCGCGCGATCACCCTTGAGCACCTCCTGCACGTCGAAGTCCGGCTGCAGATCGGTGTCGTCCTCGCTGAGGAGCGAATAAGCGATGCTCGCCGACCAGGCCTTCGATATCGGGCCGAGCGTGTAGATCACGAATTCGAGGGACTGCTGCTCGATGTTCGCGAATGTCGCGCGATCGAGATCTCCGATCAGGTGCGGCGGCACGCCGAAGATGCGAGCGACCTCCGACACCGTGAACCGCCGGCTCTCGAGGTACTGCGCGTCGGAATTCTTGACCTCGATCTGGTGATACTTCATGACGCCTTCGAGCACGGCCGTCTTCCCGCGGTTGCGCCCGGTCTGCACGGCCTGCCAGCTCTCGCGGAACGTGTCGCGCTTGGTCTTGTCCGCGAAAACG